GCACCACCTACACAGGCCAACTCCTGGCTACCTGTTGTGTTGTCATCCTGCTCAAACTGTTCCAGAGCAGACCAGTCTACACTCACTGGCATAGCCGCTAGTAACTCCTCATACTTCTCAGCGTCTATGTCCTCATACGGAGCTTGTTGATATACATGATCGCTATACGGCAACAGACTAATACCACTACACAGATCAAAGTTATCCCATATCCACTGTGCAACTTCCAAGAACTCATCGTCTGTATAATAAACAGTAATGCTTGGTTTATGTTCACACCAATGGTTCTGGTAGGCTTTCCACAGCTTTAACTGCTCCATAGCACCTACCTGCTTAACTGTGGTGCAACCTTGTGGAGACTCGACAGGAAAGCTGAATACCAATGACGCTTGACTCATCAGGTCTTGCTCTACTGGGAATCCTGCTGTTTGCATAAACTGTGCAAGTGGGTCTTTCTTGTCACTACGTACTCTGCGAATGTAATGCTCAGAGAAGCGAGGATGGATGCCACTAGCAGAGTCGACAAGCTGAGATACAGTACCGCTTGGCTTAACACATGTAATAGCCGCAGACTGATTAATGCCAAGTTTAGTCGCCCACTTCTCGTTAGTTTTAACAGCAACGTCACGTATCTGTTCAAGCCACTTCTCCAAGTCAGGTGAGTCTCCTTTGCTCAACAGGTAGTGATCCATAATACCTGTCATGCTCACGCCTAGCAATGCCTCCTCTTCCGTATTCCTCTTCCATACATTCCGTAAATAGCGGAAGTCTGTCAACGTAGCCTGTAGTGTACCAATGATAGCCGCTACCTCTGCCTTCTTCTTCAGCGTGTCTAGGTCATCTTCAGGACGTACTACAATCTCTGACAGGTTACAGAACTGATTACTGCGTAGGATGATTTCAGAGCATGGGTTAGTACCAAAGTCCTGCTCAGGGTCACGCCTACCGTTACGTGCAGCAATCTTCTGAGCAGCTACTCGACTGAAGATACCACGCTCTCCTGCCTTGCTCTCGTACATGTTCTGCATCTCTGCCAGGAAACTCTCAAAGTCTGGCTTCTCAGTGTACGCCACAGAGTTGTTAGCAAGCCTACGCTGTCCTTCTGTGTCCCACCAGTTGCCATTTTTAGCCTTAGCCATGCGTGGATCTGACAAGTTGGACAGGCTAATCAGGGCTGACCTACGCACACCCCCAACAACTACGATGTCAGCAATCTTACAGCACACATCGTGGCACTCAAGGGAGGTTAGCTTGCGTCCTGCTGACTTCTGGAATATGCCTACACAGAAGTGAAACAGATCATCAAGAGGCTCAGGGCCACTAGCGCGTCCACCGAATGTCTTCAGCCTAGCACCAGACTCTCGTATCTTGCTCATGTCCCACTTGGGTATCTTCCCTGCGTACAGCAGACTAATTAGCTCACGGAACGCAGAAGCCCAACCTATCTTGCTGTCAGCTACTACGATCACACTGTCAGTCTCGTGGAATGTCTCAGCAACGATGGGTAGCTTGTTAATGAAGTTACGCTCAACGCTGAAGCCTACGCCTGTACCACACATCAGAACATACATTAACTCGTCAAAGCTACGTGGTGAGTCAATGTGCAGGTAGCTACAGTTAAAACCTGCTACGTTGTCTTTAGCCAGTGCAGCCCCTGCTGTCATCATACAGCGCATAGAAGGCATCACATCAAGGTGTAGGATAGCTTCTTTGAGTAGGTTATAGTCTTTACCCTTTAGCTGTCCACGTTCTTTAAAGAAGTCTACATAGCGTGTGACTGTCTCTTCCCAAGTCTCTCGTCTACCTTCCTCTGGCAACCAACGAGCGTACCTGCTCTTGTGTATAAACTGCTGATACTGATCCACTAGTTATTCTCCTCTGTTACCATTGCTGTTAGTTTGTTTAAGTACCAACCTGCCTTCTGTAAGTCTTGCACCTGCTTACCCTTGTAGTCGTAACGCCACAGGTATTTCATGCAGTTGCCCTTGAGATATCCTTTGAATGCAACACTGGACATGGACTCCTCTATTGCATCAATACACTCTATGTTGCCTGTGTTGTAGTGGCTAGGGTTATTTACTGGGTCTATCTCTGCCGCTTCTTCTTCAGCAGGTTTAGTCCAATGCTCTAGTCCTGTCTTCTGTACTTTCTCGTTGTGGTTCTTAGCCACTCTGTCCCACTCAGCGGGGCTTACGTCATTGAGTCTCATGTTTAAAATCCTCTGCTAATTCTTCAAATCTGTCATTGATGCGGTCACTAAACTTGTTGACTAACTCTTCTGAGCTTATATCTAATATCTCTATGATTGTTAGCTCGTCTAGCATCGACATCTTCTCTAGTAGTTCATAGTAGGTTAGAGGCATCCTAGTCTCCGTACTTCTCTCTCAAGTAGTTTATACTAACAGGTAGCTCATCACAACCACCGTTTTTAACCTCATTGAGCATCCATATCCCTGACCAACTGCCATTAGTCTGTGGGTTAAGGTAGTCCTCATCGTGCTGATAGAAGATGCCAGAGAACAGTCCTAGCATGTTAGTGCCATCAGCCTTTCTAGCATAGGCAATGTCCCTGTCCTGTACGTGTCCCATCACACACGACATATACTTCTTCTGTAGCATCAGCTTTGCACTGCTTACTGGTCTGCCCATAACACCACTGGTGAAGTAGTGGGCATAGGCTATGTCGTCAATGATGACAGGCTCCAGGAATGGGTACACTTCCCAACCAAACTGTTCTAGCTGAAAGTCTTTGTAGCTAATTAAACCGTCTAGCTTAGGGTCTGCATTGGTTGCTCTTTCTATGCGGTTCTCATGGTTGCCTAGAGTGAACACTAGTCTAGGATTCCATCGCTTGTCTTTGTTGCGTATCAGGCGGTTCTGCTCATCCTTGATAGGACGCATGAACATCTCCATAGCAGCAACACCTGCTTCTATGTCGTTGGTGTAGCGTCTGCCTTCAAAGCTACGAGTGCCTACATCGTATGATGAGAGACTAGGTAGATCAAACCAGTCACCTATCATCACAATAACGTCAGGCTTCTTGTCTACAGCGTACTGCCCTGCCCATCGTAGATGCTCTATAGACTGGTCTGGTTTTACTTGCGTGTCGGGTATTACTAAATGTTTAGTCATTACTTCTTACGCCTCTTACGTTCTGCGTTAGTCTTAGCAGTGTGGCACTTGTGACACAGTACTTGATACCCTTCAGCTTCTATGAACATTCTTTCAATGTAGGTGTTCCAATCTACAAAGCCTACTTCTGGATCTACTACTGGATCTATGTGGTCTACTGCTGCGTTATTACGTCTACGCTTCTTTCCTTCTAGCGGTGGTAGTGTAGCGGGAGAGCCTTTGCCGCATTTGGCACACTTGTAAACTCCCCTAGCTACTCTAGCCGCTGACTTAACATCGTGCTTTACACCCCACTTAGCGTGAGCCTGACGGAGTGCGGAGACGATAAAGGAACGAAACCGTGCTTCTGTCCATCTACCGTTATTCCTTGTCTTCATGTTTAAACATTATCTGGAGTCAATTCAAAACCATTAGCAGGTTGTTGTGCGCTAACCTGCTCCCGAACTCTAAAAAATCCTTCATATTCGGGATACATCTTCATAAAACGCCTTGCATAGAAAGGCCGTATATTATTGTTGATTTTGAATTCGGTAATACCGTCTCCACCAGTTTGTCCCATGTCCCATCTAATACGCTCCATGATGGTGTAAACACTATAGTTTTTGTAGCCTTGGTTGATCCTGTCAAGCGTAAATTCCTTAAACTTTTCCCAGACTTCGGGATGATCTTCATGGAACTGTTGCGCCTGTTCTCTCAACTCGTCTAGTCTAGTTTTCATTTTTAAACTCCCATATCTCACCTTCGTATCTACGCAACCAGAGCATCCTACCATTCTCTATCACTCTGGCCTCGTCACCATCGTACATCTCTACGCATTTGTCATAGAGTTCCTTCTCTGTAACACAGTCCTTCAATATCTTCTCTGACTTCTTATCGCCAATACCGTGAATGCCTATGATGTTATCAATCCTGTCACCCATCAGTATCTGGCGGTAGAAAAAGCGTAAGCCGTCCTCTGGCTTTACATAGTACTTGTCCTGCTTTACAAAGTTGTAGTGCCATCCTGGTATCTGGTCAAAGTCCTTGTCTAACGTAACCATGATAGCCTTGTCACCGTGAACTGTTGCCTGTATAGCTATGGCATCGTCTGCCTCTTCTCCTTCAGTAACTACAGCAGCCCACTTGTCGATAAGGTGTTGGCGTAGTGCCTGAATATGCACTGGCTTTGCCTTATCTTTACGGTTTCCTTTGTATTCAGCAGTGACGGCATATTCCTTGCGGAAGTTTCCTTTGCCAGTGAGATACAGAACATAGTAGTCTGTTTCCTCGTCTACGTTGAGCTGTAACAAGATGTCGGAGATGAAGCCATCGATGGTGCTGATGGCTGTTTTCTCTGATTCATCGTTACATGACCAACCTATGCGATAGACTAGAATGTCTGCATCAATTAAGATCACAACGCTTCGCCTAAGTCCACTTCAGCTACGTCAGCACCGCCACCATAGGGAATGAGGTCAGTGACTACTAGCTTGAGCAGTGTAGGGCTACGTCCCGCTTGACCCGCAGGAGACTTCCAATCGTAGTAGCTTACTACTGCCTTTGCTTTAGAGCCGTTGCCTACTAGGATGCCTTTGATCTCAGCACCGTCAGTGTCGTAGATGCGGATAGGGTGGCTAGACTTTGCAGTGATAAAGTCGCCCTGTCCAGGTTTGTTACGAACATTCAGACCCATCATCTCCAGTGCCTCTGATGCTGCTTTGGATAGGTTAGCTAGGTCTACTTGGTACTTACCTGACATACGGTTTACTTCAGTCAGGCTAGACCACATCATGTCTGCTGCTATTGTTACTGGTTTTGCTTCACTCATACTAATTGCCTCTTTGGTTGTTTTAGATCACAACTGATCTACATATATTATACCACGAATGGTACGGATTTGTCAATGTGTTTCAGCCCAATTGTTTCCTACATTGTACTCAGCATCAAGTGGGCATCGCAGGTCTAACACATCTCCTGCATTCTTGATTGCTCTTACTGCCGCTTTGCCTACTACATCAGCAAAATTCTCTGGTACTTCTATCTGAAACTCGTCATGCACATTAGCCACTAGCTTGTGCGGTATATCGTATGTCGATAAACGATCAGCTAACAGCACCAGTGCCTGTTTCATTACTATAGCACCTGCACCCTGTAGCAGTGTGTTCAGTGCCGCATGTTCACTTCTTACACGCAAGCGTCTACCGTCTAGTGCAGGTAGTGTTCCTGCTGTGGCGTGTTTAGCTACCTTCTCACGCAGTTTAGCCAGTGCGGGTGTGTTGCGTAGGAATGAGTCTATAAGCTGTTGTCCTTCTCTGTAGCCACCGCCTACTATCTGCCCTATCTTGGCTGCTCCTGCACCGTACAGGAATGCGTAGATGAATGTCTTGGCTTGGTTGCGGTCAGTGAGTCCTGCCGCCTTCATGTTAGCTGTGTGGATGTCACCACTTAGTATCTCGTTAGTGTATCTCTCGTCACGCATATGGTGTGCAAGCATACGTAGTTCTAAGCCACTGGCATCACAGCCTACGAGTTTATGTCCTTCAGGTACACGCCAGAAT